ATGGTGGGAAGCCGAAGAAACTGGTGTTATTTAAGGGGGGGCTTTTTAGCTACCCCAAAATATAGGATGGATATATGGCGATAAAATTATTTGGATTTACCCTTGGCAAAAAAGATCAAGCAAAAGAGCAACCTACTGAACAGGCCTCTTTTGCTTTACCTAATGAGGCCATGGATGATGGTGCTGTTACTGTACAAAACAATGCTTATTACGGTACATATGTTGATTTAGAGGGTTCTGTTCGCAATGAATTAGAACTGATTACAAGATACCGTGAGATGTCAAATCACCCTGAGTTAGATGCAGCTATTGATGATATAGTCAATGAGGCTATAACACATGATCTTGATGGCAAATCAGTAGACATTAATGTTGATAATTTAAAACAACCTGAGACCATTAAGAAAAGAATTATGGAAGAGTTTAACAATATCAAACATATGTTAAACTATGGTAATTTGGCTGATGACTTATTCAAAAGATGGTACATAGATGGTAGACTATACTTTCATATTGTAGTTAATGATAAATCACCAAAAGAAGGTATAAAAGAATTAAGGTATATTGACCCAAGAAAAATAAGAAAAGTTCGTGAAATAAAGAAAGATCGTGACCCTAAAACCGGTGCAATGATTATTAAATCAATCGGTGAATATTATGTTTATAATGATAAAGGCACGACAACTCAAACATACACAGCAAACATGAATAGTGGTTTGCGTATTGCTACAGATTCAATCATATACTGTTCATCAGGTATGATGGATGCAAGAAATACATTTGTCATTTCTTATTTACATAAGGCGATTAAGCCTTTAAATAATTTAAGAATGATAGAAGATGCGATTGTAATATATCGTATATCAAGGGCACCAGAGAGAAGAATATTTTACATTGATGTAGGTAACTTACCAAAAGGTAAAGCAGAACAATACTTGCGTGATGTAATGATCAAGTATCGTAACAAAATGGTTTATGATGCTTCAACTGGTGAGCTCAGAGATGATCGTAAACATAAGTCAATGTTAGAGGACTTTTGGTTACCTCGTAGAGAAGGTGGTAAGGGAACAGAGATTACAACACTACCAGCTGGCCAAAATTTAGGTGAGTTAGAAGATGTTAAGTATTTTCAAAAGAAACTTTTACAATCATTGAACGTACCAATTTCACGTTTAGAACCACAACAAGGTGGTATGATTGGCTTAGGTAGAGTTTCAGAGGTCACAAGAGATGAAGTTAAGTTTAATAAATTTATCATAAGATTACGCAATAAGTTTGCACAAGTATTTGATCATGCTTTAAGAGTGCAGTTGTCACTTAAAGGTATAATGAGTATTGATGAGTGGGACGTTGCAAGAGAAGATATTTATTATGACTTTAAGAAAGATAATAATTTTTCTGAAATGCGAGAAGCAGAGCTTCTTCGTGAAAGACTTAACTTATTAGGCACAGTCGATCCATATATTGGTCGTTATTATTCAACAGAGTGGGTAAAGAAAAATGTTTTACAATTATCTGATGAAGAAATAATGAAGATGGATAAACAAATGAAAAAAGAAGGTGCTATTCTTCAACAACCAGAGATAGATCAAGATGGGGTGCAGACTCAGCCACCACAGACACCACAAAACGGGTCTACCCCATCGCCTAATAATTCAGATAATTTAGATACGGCTAGAGGTTTGAATACAGAAAGTATAGTTAGATTAATTAAAGAATCTGACAAGGCTGTACTAAATAGAAAATAAATAAACTAATGTATATAATAGGAGATAAAAATGGCTGATTTAGATGATTTTATTGATAAAGTGGTTGGTGGCCAAGCGAGTGCAGCTAGAGAACAATTACAAGGAATGTTGTCTACTAAAACTGCTGATGCTTTGCAAGATAGAAAGCATGAAATAACAAACGCTTTATTCAATGATGGTGAAGAGGTGGAAGAAGAGCCCGTAGAAGATGAAGAAGAGGTAACAAGCCAGTATGGCGATGATCCTGCAATTGAAAATGATGAGATACAAGAAATAGATCCATTTTCAGGACAACCAGTAGAACCGGAGGGAGAAGTAGAAGAAGCATGAAAACTTTACAATCACTAATGCAAGAAGTTTCGGGTGAGGCTCGTATGAAAAATACGTCTGACTATAAGATAGTGATTGGCGCTGATGGTAAAAAGAAAAAGATTCGAGCTCACAGAATAAAAGTAGGTGATAGAGCTCCAAGAGTTGGTGATGATCCAGAACAGGATATGGTAACAGATGAAACATCGCCAATAAAAGATCCACCTTTTGTTTTAGTTTTCAAAAGAAAAGCAATCAGACCATATCCAGGTGGTATAAAGGTTGCAATGTATTATAATAAAAATTTAGACAAGTATGTTACGGTGCCCTATGGTAAAGGTATGTTAGATAACCCAATGCAAGCAGAGGAATTTATGAAAACATTTAAAGAGTTTTCTGAAAAAGAAATAATAGAAGAGATGAAGGTTATGGATCATCTTCATGACATTGTTAAAAACAAGCAAGCTAAAAGAGTAAAGTTTGCTGATGGGTCATCTAGAACCGTGGATCATTTCACAGCATCTGCTATTACAGCTGTGCATAAAAAAGTAAATGATGCAAATAAAGAAAAATTATCAGACATGGTACATAAAAGTCCAGGTCATTTAAAGAAGGCGGCTGATTTTGCTTTTGGTCAGGTAAAAACTAAATGAATTTAGATTTTCTTTTAGACTTCTTACGAGAAGCGCCACAAAATATTATGAAAATTGGGCGCACTAAAAAGATTAGAAGAAGAATTAGGCGTGATAGAACTGGTAAGATAGTAGTACAGAGAAATAGAATTAGATCAGGTGTAAAAGGTTATGCAGCTACAGGTAAAGGTGGTTCAGTAAAAAGAATACCTGCTACTGCAAGAGTTAAAAAAGCGAGATTGTTAAAACGGTCTTGGAAAACAACGAGGAGAGCTAAACTTCGCCGTTCAATGTTGAAAAGGAAACTTTCAATGAGAAGGCGAGCATCACTAGGACTAAGATAAATGAGCACAAAACATACAACAATCACAAATAAATTAAGAGGCCCATCTGTTATTAGAGTTAGCAGTAGAGTTGGTGGCGCAGGAGAAACACATACAGATGTGGCAAACATATTCATGGCGAACTTATCAGCCACAGAATCTACGTCAAATAGTTACGGTGGTTTAACAATTGAAACAGTAACAGCGGCTAGTATTCAAAGTTTATTTTATAGCAGTAACGGTGTTATAGAAATAAAAAGAGTTGGTGATGCCGGTGTAGCGGCTTCTGCTAACGCAAATCTTTTATCATTACAAGCCGGTGTTGGCTCTATTGACTTTTCTCAAGACTTTCAAGCAGTTGATGAGGGTAAAACAAAAAATATTTTCATTGAATTTGTAGGTGATGCTCAAGGTACTGTTGTTATGAAAGTATCTAAAGTAGCCACTTACAGCCCAGCTGCTGATACATTCTAAGGGACAAAAATGAAACTCATATCAGAAACATATTTCACAGAAGTGAAAACAATTACAGAAGAAAAAGATGGAAAAAAGAATCTTTATATTGAAGGTACTTTTCTTGTCGGTGATACTGTAAACAAAAACAATCGAATGTACAAAATGGATACGCTTCGTAATGAAGTGGCTCGTTATGATAAAGAGTATGTTCAAACCAATCGTGCCTTAGGAGAGTTAGGACACCCAGATACACCTACAATTAATCTTGAAAGAGTATCACATAAAATTGTTTCACTAAACGAAAATGGTAAAACATTTTATGGTAAGGCAAAAATTTTAGAAACACCATACGGACAAATTGTTAAGAACTTTATTGACAATGATGTAAGTGTTGGGGTTTCTTCAAGAGCATTAGGTTCTTTAGAACCACAGAAAGAAGGATATAATTTGGTGCAAGATGATTTGAAACTTGCTACGGCTGCTGATATTGTCGCTGACCCATCTGCTCCAGGTGCTTTCGTAAATGGCATTATGGAAAATAAAGAATGGATGTTTGTCGAGGGGCGCTTCGTAGAGGCTGATTTTGACAAAGCAAAGAAACAAATTAAAGAAGCAACAAAATCTGAAATAGAAGGAGTTGCTCTCAAATTATTCGATAGTTACCTCAGAAAACTTTAATTTTATAAATATAGTTTAGAAAACAAAGGAGATAAATCAGATGTCAGATCAAAATCAACTCATGGAAGCAGCTGCTGAAGTATTAAATAGAAGTAGAGCAGATGCGTCCTCACAGCCAATGCAAAAAGCTGACGCCTCTTCAGTAGGTGGTACGCAAGATTTAGGTGGCCCAACACCTGAAAATTATAAACAAGATGATGATTCAGCAAAAGTTAAAGCATCTGCTATGGCAGCTGATAACTCTGCTAAGAATCAAGCAGGACTAAAAATGAAACCTTCAGCAGCTTCGGCTAATCCACAGGATAAAGAGCCTAAAATGGAAGAAACTGAATCTGAATCTGAAGAAGAGGTAATACAAGAGAAGCATGGGAAGAAACATGGTGGTATGCCTCAAGGTCTCAAAGATTTTTTAGCCAAAAAGAAAGAGAAGATGAAAGAAGAGATACATCAAGACGTTGCAGCTCTTTTCTCTGATGATACAAGTATTTCAGATGAGTTTAAAGCAAAAGCTTCAACTCTTTACGAAACAAGAGTTAATGACCGTGTCGCACAGATACAAGAAGAAATTGACTCACAATACGCAGCTGCATTTGATGACGCTGTACAAAAAATTAGAACTGAACTTACAGAAAAGGTAGACGATTACCTTAACTATGTTGTTGAGCAGTGGATGACGGACAATCAAATCGCAGTAGAGTCTGGTCTCCGTGCAGAGATGACTGAAGAGTTTATTGTGGGTTTAAGAGATTTATTCAAAGAACATTATATTGATGTTCCTGAAGAAAAAGTTGATTTAGTTGATGAATTAGCTACTAAAGTTGAAGAATTAGAATCTCAGCTTAATGAAGAGATGGAAAAAGGTATGACATTCGCTAAGGCATTAGTCGAGGCTAAAAAGAATGAAATTACCGTAGATGTATGCGAAGGACTTACTAAAACTCAATATGAGAAAATTAAAACACTTGCAGAAAGTGTCGAGTTCTCCACAGAGGAAGAATTTGTAGAAAAGGTAAAAGTCATTCGTGAAAATTACTTTCCCACAGAGGGATCGAAGAAAGCTGAGCAAGAAACACTCAATCAAGAAGTTGATCTACCAGCTGAACAAGCTCATGATCCATTTGTTGATGCCGTTTCCAACGCTATTTCACAAACAAAAAAATAATTTAATCTAAAAACAGGAGAAAAAGATGTATCTTTCAGAAAGTTTACAAAAAAAATGGGGAGGAGTCTTAGATCACCCTGATCTACCAAAGATTGAGGACCCATACAAGAAAGCGGTAACAGCCGTTATTCTTGAGAACCAAGCAGTTGAGATGGGTAAGTCTGCTCAAACATTGCAAGAGACCTCGCCTACAAACTTTGCAGACACAGGTGGTTTTGGTACTGCTGGTAATCAAACCAAGGCTGGTTTTGACCCAATTCTTATTTCATTAGTCAGAAGAAGTTTACCAAATCTTATCGCATATGATATTTGTGGTGTTCAGCCAATGACTGGACCAACCGGTCTTATCTTTGCAATGAGAGCTAAATTTGATAACATGGGTGGTACAGAGGCCTTTTATAACGAGGCGAATACGGCTCACGCAGCTTCAGAAGGTAATGCTCCACAAGCACTTGAAATTGGTGGTACACCTCCAACTGCTGTGTTTACTGGTAACGCTGCTCCTGATTCTGGTATGACAACAGGTAAGGCAGAGGCATTAGGTGATGGAAACGCTGCTAACACATTCCATGAAATGGCCTTCTCAATCGAGAAAGTTACTGTTACTGCTAGAACAAGAGCTCTAAAAGCAGAGTATTCCATGGAACTCGCACAAGACTTGAAAGCAGTTCATGGTCTTGATGCTGAAACAGAGTTGTCAAACATTCTCTCAGCAGAAATACTTGCAGAGATCAATCGTGAGGTTGTTCGTGAGATTTACAAACAGGCTATTATCGGCGCAAAAGTTGGAACAGTTACACATGGTAAGTTTGACTTAGATACTGACTCAAACGGTCGTTGGATGGTTGAGAAAGTAAAAGGTTTAGCATTCCAGTTAGAACGTGAAGCAAACGCTATTGCCAAGTTGACTCGTAGAGGGAAAGGTAACATCATGATTTGTTCAAGTGATGTAGCATCTGCTCTCGCTATGGCAGGTTTACTTGATTATAACTCAGCTTTACAAGGGCAAGTTAATCTTCAAGTAGATGATACAGGTAATACCTTTGCAGGTACAATGTTTGGACGTATTAAAGTCTACATTGATCCTTATACTCCTGCTTCTTCAACAAATGAGTTTGCTGTTGTAGGATACAAAGGCACAAATGCCTATGATGCTGGTATATTCTATTGTCCATATGTACCATTACAGATGGTCAGAGCAGTTGGTCAAGACACTTTCCAACCAAAAATTGGATTTAAGACTCGTTACGGTCTAGTCGCTAACCCATTCGCTCAAGGTACTGATGTAGGTGAAGGCGCATTAACAGCACAAACTAATAACTACTATCGTATTTTCCAAATCGCTAACTTAATGTAAAAATTAATTAGTATCTTTAAAGAGGAACTTCGGTTCCTCTTTTTTTTGGCTTCCGCTTATAGAACTTATATAAATAGAAGATGGCAGGCATAACAGATAAAAACCCTAGTAATCCTAATTTTTTACACCCAAATAAATTTGTGTTCTCATTTGCAAGAGCACCTAATTTACAATACTTTTGTCAATCTGTAACAGTACCAGGATTATCAATTGGTGAGGCCATGTTTAATACACCATTTGTGGATTTGTTTTCACCTGGTGATAAACCAATGTATGACTTGTTAAATGTCACATTTTTAATTGATGAAGATTTAAAGAGTTGGTTAGAAATACATGATTGGCTTCGTGCTATGTCATTTCCTGAGAGTTATGCAGATTACAAAAATATGGGTAAATTAAATAAATTTGCTGGTAATCAACCAAAGTTTCCACAGTTTCATGA